CGGCGCGACCACCGAGACGATTTCCTTCTCTTCAGGCTCCTTTTCGCCCTCGGCGAGCTGGCCTTCCGTCTGCTCACCATTTTCAGTGGGCTCGCCTTGGTCGGGCTGGTCGACGAACTCGCCCACCTGAACGTTGGGGCCGACCACCGGTTCGTAACTGCGCTCCACTTCCTCGAGCGCTTCATTAATTCCTTCTCTCGCGTGCGCCTCAAGCCGATCCTTCTCGATCTGCTCAGCCTCCGCCTTGGTCGGCTTCTTCGCCTTCTTACTGCCCTTTGCCATTTCAATCACCCTGTTTCGCTGCACCGAACTCGCACCACGCGAGCCGTACCTAATTAAATCACACCAACCCGCCCCTGTCAATCCCCCCTTATGTATTCAGAGCAGAAACACAACATTCACCCACCTGAACACTAAACACCATTGACAGGCTGCGCTCCGCGTGCTACCATACGCGTACTCACAATTGGAGCACCGAAATGACCACCAAGATTTATTACTATACCCGCTGGAAAGCGGCCAAGAGCGAGAATTGGTACAAATCCACCACATTCAGTGACGAGCCCACGTACGAACAGGCTAAGGAACAACTCCAGAACGACATGACCTACTTCTACGACGATGTGGTCATCGAACTGGTGAAAGTCACCGAGACGGTGGAAGTTACCACCAAGGGCACGCAGAAGCGCGTTTGATGGGCCACGTCACACAAACCCACTGTAAATGGGGGCACGAATTCACCCCCGAGAACACATACTACCGTAAGAAGAAAGAGGCGAAGCACAGGCGGTGCCGTGCTTGTTCACTGGAGAGTAACAAAGTGTGGGACACCTACAAACGGTCCGACTCCCATGCGCCGAAACACCGCCGCTACAAGAAGTACACCCAGATGAGGTGCGAACCATGACCCCCAAGTACCCCATTATGAACGGGCTTAACGGTTGGGATAACCGCCACATACAAAGCCCTCAGTTCTCTTGCGTGTTGTGGCACGACGAACACCACGCTTGGTGGGGCGGGATCATGTCTTATGGCTTTCAGTTACCATCCGACATCAACACATACCAGAAACATAGCGCGCAGTACATAGTTCGCGTCACACTCAAACCCCAACTGAAGAGCAGATCATGAGCGAAAAGAACCCCGGCGACGAACTAATCCGCGACTTCTATAAGACAGTAAGTGGTGTTCAATGGGTGGCCACCACCGCGTTCTACACAGCGATGGGCGGCACTCTTGCTCTGTTCCTTTATTTCGCTGTGTTCCCATTCTTAATCGCCGGGTGGCGAGTTTGCCTCCTGACGGTTCTGATCATCATCGCCTACTTGATTTACTGCCTTGCAACGTGGGATGGGAAATGAGCGAACCATCAGACGACCTCGAAGCCATCGTTGGTTTGCTTGAAGCCATAGTCGAAATCGATGACGACGAATTCGATGCTTTGCTCAACGTGGTTATGACTTTTGCTGAAAAATGGTACGGAATCGGTTACACTGAGGGCAAAATCGCGGCGGCAACCACGAAAACTACTTGACAGCGTACCGCGCGTGTGTTAAAATGTGCGTACTGTCAACCAACGGAGCAGAACATGGTCAAAGAAGTAGACACAGAAGAAGTCGACTACGGCGGTCTTCCTGAGGCGGATCGCATCGAAGTGTTCCAATGCCCCACGGCGGGAACAGACCACGCCCACATCGTTCTGATAGGGCTCGATGGCCTCCCGATGGCTCAAGCCACCGTGGACAAAGAACTGATTGATCTGATGCGGAAGCAGATCGCCCCGGCCGAAATGAACGCGGCCGAAACCCACCTGCACAATCTTGCGATGCGCTACTACTCCCGGCGGAAATCATCGGGTGATTGGGGCGTGATGTTCCAATGCTTGATCCAAGGCAACGAAGACGTGCTGCGCACAATGGTGGAGGCTATCGATGGCTGACGAAAAGGATAATGTGGTGGACATAACCCACCTCCTTCACAACACGATGGAAATACCCCGCGCCTATTCAATCGCGGCGTACGTTTGCCCTGACCGGCCCATCAACCATATTCACCTGATCCTTAAGGATCGGGACGGTAACATGATCGCGCAGGGAACCGCAGACCACGACATGGTTCTGGGGTTCTGGAACAAACTGAACGGAATGTGACATGTACAAATCCTACCTATTCAAGACCAAGGACCCCGTGATCGACCTGTTGCGCACGGCGCTGCAATTTGAGGCGGAGGCCCAAGGCGTCAAGTTCGGCACGGTGATCAACCAAATCTCCAAGTCGAGCGGCGTGACGAACACCACGCTCCGCAATTGGTTCTTCGGAGCCACCATTTCACCGCGCTACTGTTGCGTCGCAGCCGTCGCGAATGCAGTGCGGGCAAGCTTCCGCATCGGCGAGCGCAAGAACGTCAAGCGCAAGCCCAAGTTGAGGTTGGTCGCATGACGAAATACGACGAGCCCAACTCGCCCCGGTTCGACCTGTACTCGGTCGAACGACAGGGTGAAGACATCATCGTGCGGCATCTTATGACCGACCTAACTTGGCTCGTAGCTGAAATGGTGTCGGGCATCCCGCACGAGAAGTTCGCCCTCGACATGTACCGTAACGGTTGGTCCGGCCATTCACCTGAGTGGTGCCGGTTCAACCCCATCGTCGTCATGCCAAGGGGCAGCAGGCTGCAAATCGAGCAGTGGCGCTTCCTGCAGGAAGAAGCCGAGGTATGAGCCTTCCCCCCATTCTCCCTAGGAAGATACAAGACAAGAAGGACTCGATCCAGCAGGCTTATTGGGAAAAGAAGATGTCCCGCAAGACGGCTGCTGGTTTGTTATTTGACTTGGGGTTCGAGGAATGGGAAGTGAACTTATACCTCGACAACGATCAAACGGGTCTAGAATGAGGGGTGAGTTCCGCTCCGTTCGCACCCCTCGCCCCGGCGAAGGACCGGTCCCGTTTACCTTCGCCGGGGTAAAATTACACGCTTATAAGTACACATTCGTTCTGGCACTCATTCCTGTTTTCGCTTGGGCGGCGTGGCCGTCTAAACCAAAGCAGGTGGAACTAGTTCCTACCAAGGTGCACAGCGAAGGATGGTTGGAACAACGCCAAGATGAAGGCACATTCAGGCGGCGGTGGTCGCCAGTCAGTGAAATGCCACCATCAGCATTCATTCGTCAAATCCCTATGGCGAAGCAACCCCAACCCAAGGTGGAACCGCGCGTCGAACCGCAAGCGGAACCTCGCCCATCAATTCGGCGACGCACACGCGACGTGTGTCAATCCCACGGACTCCGTAAACGCCACTACGGAAAGCGCTGGCGATGTGTAAGGTGAACGACATGATGATAATCGTTGACAAGGAAACTTCCGTTATCGATAAGGGTGATGGTTTACTTATCATCACCCGGCCGTCTGTTCTCGGCGGGATCGCTTCGCACTCGATCAAGACCGAATACTCGGCGAAAGAAGTGGCCGAATGGTTGGGTCAACACCGAATGGTGCGCCCATTTGTTCAAGAGGCATTCCCCAACATGGCGCTCGACGACCGGGAGTTCATCCTGTCGGGCATCACGCCCAAGGTGTGGGCGGAGAAGTTCCCGCCCCAGAAGAAAGACGCCAGTGAAGAAGGTGTAGCGTAACAACGAGGGTAACATGGGTATCAAAGACACAATGGCTGACGTGCTAGAATTGGTTGACCCCGACAGCCAAGCAATTCTACGCGACATGCTTACGCGTGCGGGGTTCAACGAGCAAGTGACCGTAGGTGAAATGCTAAACCGGTTCGTACCGGAGAATGACTCCCCCAAGGAAGAACGAATGGCGCTGCTTCACGTCATGGGGGTGGACAAGAATAAGTTTGCCCCCAAGATGACACGCGACCAACGTTGTCAAGTTCTGGCTCTTCACCGAATGGGTATCAAGCCAGAAGTTCTTGGCAAGATGTTCAACGTGGACCGGCGCACGGTAACTCACATCTACACCGAGGCGTCGCCCCACTACAAGGCAATCCGCGAAGAGGAAGCAGCCATCGGGCGGGCTGCTTTCAATGGTAAGTACCTCACTTACGAGACGATAAACACCGCTCTGGCGTTCAACCACCAGCTAAGCACCACCGCTGTGACCAACAACAAGTTCGCTAAGGGGAAGGCGGGCATCCACACGGTCAACAGTAAGAATTGTGCTTATGCACACCGCGTGATCATCGCTTGGCAGGACGTCAATTCCGACCTGAACATTGATACAGAAGGTTGGTACTACCGCGATCTTGACAGCGATTTCCCCGATACGTGGTTCTCAGTGGGCGAAGAATCGATGCGAACCAGTATGGCTTGTTACATCGCCATGCTCGACGACATAACGGACAAACTATGAGAGAATTTCACCGTAAGCAAATCGCCGTCATCGAAGAAGTGGTGCGTAAGCGCACCACTCCGCTGGTGCCCCATCTTTCAGAGGCGGACATTGGCGCCTTCGCTCGAGAAGTGTGGTGCGCCTTGCGCGCGTTGCGTGAAATACAACTTGACAGGACCGGTCATCCTGTGTTAAAATCTACGCATGGAGGGTCGAGTGGACATTCAACGGATAAACGGAGTCCCAATAAGCGGGGCGCTCGCGTATAAAGAGGGTGTGCTGGCAGGCGAATGCCCGTACATGGAGGAAGACCCCGACTTCGCCCGCTGGAATAACGAGTGGGACGAAGCGGCCGACGAGGCCGAAATCAAGCGGGTCGAACCGCCCAAGGTGGGCTCGATCATCACGAACCGCTACCGCGCGAACTACAGCGAGCAAGGCCACCCTACGCATTGTGGTGACGAACTGGCGATCTATCTCAATGAAATGTGCACCAATAAGGGCGGCACGAACATGGAGCTATTTGAGGCGATCTGCGCAGCGAATGGGATCAACCTCGCCAAGTACAACCGCACGACCAAGGGGTGGCAGGGTCGGCTGAGAATGACGGGGCGCAACCTTCTGTCCAGGAAAGTGCGCGAAGCCGGGGGCAAGCTGATGCTCCCCGAGGGAATGAGTAGTGAGTTCTACCAGCTGAGCCCATCATGGGTTCAGGATACTGAACAGAAGTACAAACCCAAGAAGGATCAAGGCGATGGAGAAGATTGAGGAACTGCGCGCTGAGTGGAACTTACAGCCTGAAATTGTCGACACTTACGTCGATAGAACCGTGGTTCTGCTGCGGGATAAGATGGGTGTGGATGCCTCCGCTTACATGCTGGTCGATGGGGCTTACCGTGCCCACTTACACTGGCTCCATTCGGCGCAGCTGAACGGCACCAATCCGAACCGGGTGCTCGCGTGCACCGTGAACTTAGCCAGTTCGATGCTGATGGAAGTGCTGCGGCGAATTAGTACCCCAGAAAACGTGCTTGATATAGCCAGTGAAATCATCACCGATTTCACCAAGGAATTCACCGAAGACGTGAAGCTCCATATGGAAATTCAGGGTGACAAGCCACACTATCACGGCTAGCGCGCCCGCGCGGGGGTGCGCCCACGCACGGACCGATACGCACGGGGGCGGCGTACGGCACGCGGTGTGGTCCCCGTGGCCGCCCGCTATGACTATAGCTGCCGCCCCGCCACCACACTGACGCGTATGTAGAGGTTTACAACAGGAGAACTACCATGCTAGAACTAGGTAAGGCACGAATCGAGTACCGCGACGGACTTATCAAAAACCTTCGCGTGCTGGAAGAACGGATCAAGGACGAAACGAACAACGCCAATGCGCATATCGAAGTGCTGAACAAGCACATCGACATGTACAACGAACAGGTGAAGTTGGCTGAAAAATTCGCCAGAGAAGTGGTCTTCGAAATGGAGGATTACATCGCCAGCAAGGGCGGTGGGAAGTGGGCGGAGAGCGACGACAAAGAAGCCCACGCCTACAACGAGTGGCGGAATGCGTGGGAGGAATGTTATCTCGACCAGTATGAAAACGAAGATTACATCGATGACCCTAATTTCGGCGAGGCAAAGGTACTTGAGGAGTTGCCTACGTCTCCTGAATAGCGTCTCATATCTTGACAGCCGCGCCCCGGCGTGGTAGACTGTTGCCGCACTGACCCCTGTGTGGCTTCTGTGGCGAGGGAACAAGGACCGGCCAGTCCCCCTCGCCACAGTCGTTTTTTAGGGGCAAGGGGAAAAGATGGAACAAATTAAGGGCGGCTTCGCGCTAAACGACCACGATGAGAAGCTGCTAAATCAACAGCGATCCATCACCGCCCAGATAAACAACAATTTCATTCAAGTCGGCGCTACGTTCTTGCAGATGTCAGGCAAGAACCCATTTGTTTCGGACTGGTACAAGAAGAAGTTTAGGGACACGAATTTACAATCGTGGATTGACGACCCCGAAATGCGGGTCCTGAACTTAGGTTTCAACCTTCAATTCGGTTGGCTCGACGCGGACATTGACGCCGAAGACCCCCGTTATAATCGCTGTATAATCAAGGCATTCAAGTACCTCGGCATCGACACACGGTTCGCGTTTGGCCGCATGTCGAAGGGTGTACCTTCTCACCTGATGGTACAACTAAATGAAGTAGACCTAGCGAATTATGACATAATGAAGGAGTTTGAACCAAAAGAATTCAAGCTCGACGGTAAGCGGTTTAAGGTGGAACTCAGGTCAATGGGAGTCATTCCAGATGATAAAGTCAATGCGATCAAGGAGTCGCGCCAGACCGTTATGCCGGGAAGTGTCTACATACATAAGGAGAAAGCCAGTCAATACGACATTTCTATATGGTACAATGAGGCCGGTAAACCCGCTGTATCTGTGGGCGAAGTGGCTGCTACGACGTCGCGCAAGACGGCTTACTCCACTCTAATCACCGGCATCGCGTTCGGCACCTTCCTATACATAATTCAACCACACTGGATCGAGGGCGGAAGGCAGCAGTTCACCATCAAGGTGGCCGGTTGGCTCGCCCGCCTCGTACGCGAAAGTATAGGCATCAACGACAACGAAGGTATATCGCAGGGAACTTTCTGCCCCATCTATTCGGCGGAGACAGCAGAGTCAATGATTGACTTTGTTTGTACTGAGCTAGGTGACAAGGAAGCGTACATGCGTAAGCGCGTATTGAGGGATGCGCTGAAGAAACTGGAGAACAACCCCGATGCTAAAATTCCCGGCTGGCCCGCTCTTGAGGCGGAAATTGGAACAGAATCCCTGCTCGCACTGCGGACGGTATTTATGCCTGGGGTTGATGTATCACCCCTCACTCGGATGGCAGAGCGTTACATTTACGACGAAACAGACGACCAATACATCGATAGAGACAGATTTTACTCCATCGCGCGGTTTGTTCACGATGGCTCTGAGCTTGACCGAAGACATCGTAACGATCTTATGGAAGTGGCCGGTAAAATGAAGCCGGTGTTCAAGCTGTTTGAGTCGTCTCCACTGCGAAGACGGGTCGGCGGCAGGGATTTATACCCAGATTTCCAGCCCGGCTCTGTATTTCGCTTATCTCGCGCGGGGGGCGTAATTCCCGACGATCAAGACAGCGAACCCGGCACGATGACTATGTTCAACACGTGGCGCGGGTGGCCAATTCTCCCTACCAAGCACGTCGACCAAGCCATCATTACGAAGTGTAACGCAATGATGGACCAGCTATTCAACTACCTAAGTCAGAACAACCCCGTCCAAGTAGAGTGGCTCAAGAAATGGATCGCGTGGACAGTACAGAACCCCGGCCAGAAGCAGCAAGTATCACCTGTCTTCGTGGGGGGACAAGGTGTTGGAAAATCGTTCTTTGGGAACATTTTTTTAGAACAACTATTTCAGAACCAGTGGGGTTCTGCCTCCCCAAAGATTTTGGAGGGTGCCTTTTCGGTAGAACCATTCATTAACAAGATGTTTGTTTTCATCGACGAAGCAAAGTTCTACAGCGAAAGTAGTACGGACGAGATCAAGAAGCTGATCCGTTCTGACCGAATGGGGGGCGCTGAGAAGTTCATGTCGGCGCGCACCTATCGAATTTTTGCTCGCGTCGTGTTCGCCTCCAACCGATTTGACATGAACATCGGGCAAGCGAATACACAGGACCGCGCGTTGTTCTATATGAAGACCTACGACAAGGACTACATGAAGCAGACCGAAATTCAGTTCAGGAACTGGACGATTACACTCAAGCCATTCTTTGACGAATTTAATACCTTCATCCGCGACATGACGGTGAAGGAGCATTACATGCACATCTTTAACACGCTCGAGGTAAGCCGCCACGAAATTGAAAATACATCGATTTCAAGCAGCGGCGACAGCCACATTATCGAGTCTAACATGTCCTACGCTCGCCGCGTGGCGAAGCATATCATCGAGGAAGGCCGCATCTGGGAAGACCTCGACATTTCAGCGCCGTTTACTATCGCCGAGTTCAACAAGCGGGTATCCGACACCTGTACTTCGATGGGTGTCCGGTTCGTCCAGCCGCGTTATGTGTTTGAGGAATTCACCGGGGCTAGTCTAGTCGAAGCATGGACTTCCGGCACTAACAAGTTCTGGCGGTTCAAATACAAGATCGGCACCCTAGCTGAAATCATGGGAGATTCCATCGGGGTGAAGCTCGAGCCTAGGTTCGTATTCACTGAGGAAGACTTCGGTGAAAATGAGTCCACTCTAATAGGCGCAAAGCCATGGAAAGGTGGATTAAACTCCAGATTTACCAAGGGGATTTGATGCACACTCTATCGAACCGGCAACGCGAACTGCTAACCGAGTTAGCTAAGGGCAAGAGTAACAAAGAAATCGCCCTCACAATGAACATTACCGAGGGCACCGTGAAGATGAAGCTTCACATTTTATACACGAAGTTTCATGTGGCGAACCGCATGCAGTTGGTTATGAAATTCCAGGAGGAAATGAATGGCGTTGAACTTCAGCGAAATGCCACGAGTATTCCCTGAGCAAAGAATATGGGGCGCCATGCAAGGCGTGTTTACGTTCATTATAACGTGTCAGGATGAGAAATTCACCGCCAGCGTGAAGTATGTCGGGGCGCAGCGGTTCGACGGTTCGCGCGTCGATCTGGGTGGGTTCCGTGCCCATGACACGTTCAATTCAGCGAAAGAAGCGTGTGAAAAGTTCTACCGAGAACGAAAGTCATTCCTCACATAGATATTCAAGGGGGGTTGACACCAACCGGTCGGGTGTGCTAGGATGCACGGGATGGGGCAGACCCAGTAACCAAGGAGAGTAACATGACCGACCAGACCCAAGCTTCGGCGACCGATTCGCCGCCCACCGCTCCGACCGAACCGAAGACCACGAAGTCGATCGTCCCGGCGAAGTACGCGGGCAAGTACAAGACCGGCGGCGACGACCCGCTCGCGCTGTTCATCAAGGAGCAGTGCACCGAGGCCAACGCCTTCTCGTTCGCCAAGTTCTTCGACCTGTGCCGTAAGAACGGCATCGCCGAGGACAAGGTGGCGCACTACGAAGGCCAGGTCGCCGAGAAGCGCCACGGCGCGGAAGGCCGCGCTCGCATGACGCTGCGCAACATGCTCGCCACGTTCGTTCGCAAGAACGGCAAGGCGGTCGCGCTCGACGGCTCGGAAGTGCCGCTGAACCTGCCCAAGCAGGCGCTCGGTGGTGCCGCAGCGAAGGCTGCGGAAGCGAAGGCGGCGGAACCCGCTGCGGCCTAAATCCGACCCCCCAAGTCGGCCGTAGTGGAAGGAGCCGCTGGTTTAACCATCGCCAGCGGCTCCACCATATTAAGACCATCTTGACAGGGCTGCCCCGGCGTGGTACGATGATCGTACGGCGCTGATCAAGGTGCCGGTACAACGAGGCAGCGATGCAAGAAGGTACTATAGGGGAACTACAAACCATCTGTTTCAATCTAACCGCTGTAACAGAGCGGATCAGGAACGAAACGAACGAAGCGATCGCCACGAACGACCCCGTTCAAGTCATCAAGCACTACGACAAGGTGCGGTTGGCCACGGCGAGCATCAAGGAAGCCCGCGAAGCCCTCGCCAAGATCGAGGAGAACCTGTCGCGGGAGCAAGTGCCAAGCGTGATGCGGGCACACAACATCAAGTCCACCACCATCGAAGGCGTCGGCCGAGTGTCGCTCGGAACGCGTTGGTCTGCCTCGATCCCTGAAAAGCAGGCGGGGTTCGAATGGCTGCGCGCGAATGCGCACGGTGGGGTGATCCAAGAGACAGTTAACGCCCAAACGCTCGGCGCGTTGGCCAAGGAACTCAACGAGGAGGGGCTCGAACTCCCTGCCCCGACCTTCACCACCAACATCATGACTTACACCAGCATCACGAAGGCGAAATGATGGAGGGGGCAAGGGAAACGTACCTCGGCGACGGGTTATACGCGTCGTTCGACGGCTATCAATTCTGCCTGCGCGCCCCGCGCTTTCACGGCGACCACAAGGTGTACTTAGATATACCCACCTTGAACGCATTCATCGAATACGCGAAACAACACACGAAGGTGAAATGACATGTCTGACATCGTTCGAGCCGAGGTGCCCGGCTATCTGGCACAATACGCCAAGGGATCGTTGGGTAACATCGATTCCACCGACCGAATAATCCCCCGCATCAAGCTGATGCAGGCCATTTCACCGGAACTGCAGGACTTCGCAGACAAGGCGAAGGCGGGTCAGTTCTGGCACACCATCGCGCAGGAGAACATGGGGCCGACGCTGAGAGCGATTCCGATCGTCATCCGCAAGTCCTACATCCTCTGGGCGCCGCGCAACGATGACCGGGGTATTCTGGCGAGGGCCATGGACGGCATTCATTGGGACCCGCCCAACGCCGAGTTCACCGTCAAGCCCAAGGGGTCGCCGAATAACGTGACCTACAAGACGTGCAAGACCGTCGCCGAAAGCAAGCTGGACCAGTTCGGCACGTCCATTCCGGGGGACAACAACTCGCCCCCGGCGGCGAGCCTGACCTACAACATGATGTGGTTCCTGCCGGACTTCCCGGAACTTTCGCCGTCGATCATTATCAACACCCGGTCGAGCATCAAGCCGATGCAGCAGCTGCTGTCGCGGATTGATTCCAAGCCGGTGCCCCACTTCTGCCAGCTGTACAACATCGGCACGGTGCAACAGAAGGGGGCCGAGGGACCCTACTTCAATTTCACCTACACCGGAGCAGGATTCGCCAGCCAAGAGCAGGCGGCGGTCTGCAACGAGTTCTACGAGAGATTCAGTAAGGGCGGTTGGGTCGCCAACGACGAGACGGAAGACGAGCCGGTGTTCGACAAGACCGCGATGGGTCAAGGCGAGCAGGGGCGGGCGATCAAGGAAGAAGTAATCCCGTTCTGACGTTAATACTCCGCCGCATCTTTCTCTGCTGGTGGGGAGGGTGCGGCGGAACTATAGGTCACGATTTTCACAGTGTCTATTGGAAATGTAAGAGTTGTGGGAAGGTAACACGATGAAGTCACCGAAAGACATAGTGGCGGAGAACCTCCCCACGTTTGCACATTTATATAGTAGTGGTTTCAAAATCCCTCCGGTGTGGGAAGTAGAGAAGGCAGCTGAAGCCATTGTTAAAGCGTTGAAAGACGCCGGGTACAAGATTACTTGGGAAGACAAATCATGATACAATGCATTGAACCACAGTTGGCGCTCGACATCGTTGAAAGTAATTCTGGGCCTATCGCCTACGACACCGAAACCACCGGTCTAACCATCAAGGACAGGATTTGCGGCCATGTCATCACGAATGATAAATATTCAATATACGTCCCACTCAGACATGAAGGAGGGGGCAATGTTCCCAACGCAGAGGAATTCGAACGCGAACTTGATGGCGCTTTTAGGGCTCGTAGTCGACTCGGTTTTCGGACTGTTGGGCATAATCTGGGCTTTGATCTTAGGTTCACTCTTAGGCATGGGATTGTTCTGGGCTCTCCACTAGAAGACACGATGATCAACGAGGCGATCATCAGTGACATAACACAGGGGTACAGCCTAGAAGAGTGCTGTATTCGCCACGGCGTCACCCCCAAGAAGGGGGCAGAACTATACGCCGAATTGGCGCGTAGGTTCGGTGGCCTCCCCGAGAAGAAGCAGATGGGGAATTTCTGGCGCCTGGAAGGGGACCACCCCCTCGTGGTCGATTACGCGACCGGCGACGGCATTTCAACGCTCGAACTATGGGCAAAGCAACAGCGAATTCTGGACGGGGATGAAATCAGGGCTCCGTGGAAGCTTGAGTGCGATCTGCTGCCTTATGTGGCGCGGATGCACAACCGGGGACTTAAGATCGACCCCGAATACTCACAGAAGGTAGTCGTCGACGTCGACGAAGCTATCAAGGAGGCCAGCAAGGTATTTGTTCCAGGGTTCAACGCGCGGTCACCGAAATCAGTCGAGGCTCTGTTTAGGGCTAACGGTTTCACTGACGAGCGCTTCGCCAAGACCGACAACGGGGCGTTCTCATTTACAGAAAAATGGTTGGAAACAAATGACATCGGGCAAGCGATCCTCACGGTCCGGCGGCTCGAAAAGGCGCGGGACAGTTTCATCGCGCCGCTCATCGATACTCACAACGTTAACGGACGAGTTCATCCTATACTCAACCAATCCAAATCGGATGACTACGGAGTTGCGGGCGTTAGATTTTCATGTTCCGAACCTAACTTACAAGCTTTCCCCAAGCGAAACATCGAAGTGGGAAGAGTTGTGCGAAGGCTTGTTGTCCCTGATGAAGGATTCGTCTTCGAAGAAGCAGATGCAAAGCAACAAGAACCACGATTATTCACTCATTATTCGGGTGATCCGGTGCTCACAGAAGGATACCGAAATGGAACTATGGATATCCACGATAGAGCCTCGCAAATTCTTAACCTAGACCGCGAGGTAGCAAAGCGACTGTCGATGGGGATGCTAACTATGATGTCCCCGCCCACCCTGTCTGGGCACATGCGTTGGCCGTTGGAGCGAGCACGCGCGGCACACTCCGCCTTCCTTAGCGACGCGTTCCCCAAGATTGGTCAGTTCCAACAGTTGGCTGTACAGACATTCAAGCGGCGGGGCTATGTCAAGACTATTCTCGGCAGGCGCGCTTACTGTGATAACCCACGGTTCGCATATCGCGCCGTGTCGCGCATTATTCAGAACGTGGGCGGTGAACACCTGAAATTAAGCCTGCTCCGGGCTTGCCAGTACGAAGATGTGTACCCCGACAAGGTTCAGATGCTGCTCACCATTCACGACAGTTTGCTTTGGCAGCGCGATCCGGGGCACGAAGTAGCCGAGCTAATTGGCATCGTTGAACACGTCGCCGACGAACTGAAACTGTCCGTCCCTATTCCATTCGGTTTGGGGTCTGGGCCGGATTGGGCTCGAGCGTCTTACGGCAGCAAGCTGGACAAGTACGATGAGTAATGTGGTTGAACACGATGTGTATAAGGCTAAGCACGACGGGTTCATCGGGGTTCTGGTCGGAACTTATACGACGCTGCAGGGAATGGAAGGCGTTGTGTTGCAACAAATGGGGACCCGTGTCGTGCACGTCTATAGGAAGGAATCCACCGAATTCCTCGGGGTCCATAAGATACTAAAGGAGAAGGAATAATGCTTTGCCCAAAATGCGGTAAGGAAATGAAAATGGGGTACGGCCTTGCCGGTGGCGGGATGGGGGTATACTTCATGTGCGAAACTGAAGGCTGTGAAACTTTCGAAAAAGTCCAAGACGAAGAAAGCGACGCAGAATACAAGGGAGAAATGCGAAATGATTAAACCCACTCTATGCTTAGACTTCGACGGCGTGATCCACTCGTACACAAGCCCTTGGAAAGGCGCGTCTATCGTTTCGGACCCGCCGGTTCCAGGTGCTATAGCCTTCTTACGCGAAGCGGTGAAAGAATACACCGTGGCTATCTATTCGAGCCGCAGTCATCAAGAAGGCGGCCTCGAAGCGATGCAGGAGTGGTTGCGTTACTGCGCCGAAGAAGCTGCACACTCCGACGAGGATTTGAAATGGCTTGACGAAATTGAATGGCCGGACTACAAGCCGTCGGCCTTCCTAACGATCGACGACCGGGCGTTACGTTTCACTGGCGAATGGCCAAGCCTCGACGAAATCAGACTCTTTAAGCCGTGGAATAAAAAATAAAACCCCCTTGACAGGGGCGCGCGGGGATGATAAAATGGCGTACCGGTCAGGCGATCCAACCGTCATGCTGGAAGCGGGAATAGAAGTGACCACGGCGAAAGCGTACTTGATAACTCCGACGATGGGTCCCAAGCGTGAAGTTTGGGTCCCCAAGTCGCAGGTAGTCGAAATAAGCGAGGCCGACGACCTTGGTAACCGAATGTTCACCGTGACAGAGTGGTGGTTTAACAAGGCAGAACTCCGTGAATGAAGCCTCCGTAAAGAGAAAGATGATTGCCTCCATAAAGCAACATGGGGGTTACGCCCGCCGCATCGAAGATCAATTTGCGGTGGGTGTTATGGATACAATCCTTATACCCAAAGGATTGCCGGTGTTCTTAGCCGAAGTAAAGCTAATCCGGGGGTCTACGTTCGGCCCAACTCCAAGACAATACATCGAACTAATGCGCGTGAAAGATGCTGCCGATAAATACGGCCACGTCATCCCGGTGATGATTGGTTACAAAGACGGCAACTATTACTTCCACGAAGCGGCTGAAGTAATCCGTCAAACGGACTGCTTCTCTATCACGACTACCGACGTTGACTTCCACGACCAATTGGTCAAGTATTACCACTATAAGAAAGGCACTACATGAACCCGAATATCAAGCCCACCGATTTGACTGTCCCCGAGAAAGTACTGCTCGACGCTGGCGACGCTATCCGCAAGCGGGGGCAGGAACACGGCCACACCGAGCGATCATTCGGCATGATCGCCGATTTGTGGTCGGTCTACATCAACCATTCGTTCACTATCCGTGGCGAGGTTAAACTTCGCCCTTATGACGTCGCTCAAATGATGGCCATGGTGAAGACGGCCCGTTCGACGTACGGCTATTCCGAGGACAATTTCACCGATGGGGCGGGTTACACCGCCCTCGCCGCGATGCTCCACCCCGACCACGCGAACAAGCAGGCCGACTAATGACCTTGTTCCAGAACAAAGGGGTCCACTGCGTCGTTGACGGCCAGTTCGGCTCCACGGGCAAGGGCGCACTTTCAGCGTGGCTCGCATGGCAAGCGTATAAAAATCTTGCCCCACATGCTTTCAATTTCGCTGGCGCTATTTACAGCGGGGGACCGAATAGCGGACACACCAGTTATTTCGGCGACGAGAAAATTGTACTCAAACAACTGCCCACATTCGCTGTGTCCCTCCACAAATTGGGACTTTCTATCCCGGTGTATTTATCCGCCGGGGCGGTGATTGACCGCGACATACTGAAAGAGGAAGCCGAGAGGTATCCTTATATCCCAATCTTCGTGCACCATAACGCCGCTATCGTGACGGACGAGGATAAGCGCGAGGAAGAACAGGGGTCAATCGGCGCGGTCGCTGGCACCCGGAGCGGAACCGGCGCGGCGTTGGTGCGAAAAATCCGCAGGGAACCGAATGCTATCGCTGACCGATCCCTCGGCCGCGTCGCGAAGAACGTGATGCTTATGGATCACGCAATCGAACCCGAGCACCACGCCTATTTCATGGAAGTGGCCCAGGGTTTCAGCTTAGGTATCAATTCGCGCTTCTATCCCAAAGTAACAAGCCGTGAGTGCACGGTAATGCAGGGGTTAGCCGATGCTAGAATTCCTCCTAGGCATCTTGCTCGTACTTACATGGCCATCCGATCATACCCCATTCGGGTTGGCGACGTGGATGGGCATTCTAGTGGTACTTGGTATTTTGATCAGCAGGAAACCACATGGGAGGCACTGAAACGTGAGCCTGAAATAACCACGGTGACGAAGAGGGTCCGTCGCGTGGCCACTTTCTCCATGACCCAATTCCTCGAGGCTTGCGTCGCCAACGACCCCGATTACGTGTTCGCAAGCCACATGGACTATTTCACTCCCGAGGAACACATCCAATTCATCGACGGGCTCCACGAAGCGTCGGCCGTGCTCAGCAAGAAGTTTGATCTTCTAGTTGGGTTCGGCCCAAAGATTGAAGACATCGAACGTTCGAATTGGTGGAGCCATGACTAGTATCCTAATCGTCACGTTGCCAGACTCGCTGAAAAAATTCCGCCCGTACATTATACCGTTCATCGCCGGGATGATCGCTAAACTCGATAAGAATTCCCACAAAGATACCCCCACGATGGAAACGCTACCGCGCATTATGGATTTGCTCCGCGCCGAAATCGTGGAGTTCGAAGACCAGCTGCGCGAAGATAAGTTCAACGAGAACTCACTCATCGAATTGATGGATCAAGCCAACTTTTCGTTCTTAGCCTATGTGGCTCTTCGGATGCAGGGAGTAGAACATGACGACGGTATTCAACGAACTGGATGCCCGCCTAAGCACGATTAAGCGGTGGGCTATCGTTCCTACTATTCAAACTCAATCCGTGGCGGAGCATTGCTTCAACGTGGAGCGAATATGTACCCGGATCGCCCCGTGGTTCGGTATAGACGGCTTGGCAGAAATATGTATGTTATCCCAAGCTGCCCTCCACCATGACGACAGGGAATCGCTCACCGGGGATATTCCCTCCACAGCAAAGCCTTACATCACCATAGCTGAAATAGAGATTGACACGGTGGGCTCGGCGTGGTATGATCACGCAGATGTCAGATACAGAGAAATAGTAAAGCTGGCCGACATGATGGAAATGTTCCACTTCTTGTCGGTGGAGTGCTTGATGGGGAACCGGTATGTGTCGACCCACAAGAATGAAATGCGTCTCATTATCCAGAACTACGTAAGGAAGCGAATTCAATGGGACTACAAGATATTCGAGAGAGTTAATGAGTGGATGGCCTTGACGGAGCGTACACTCAGCGAATCGTTCAGAAGAGGGGAACATGCAGTTACTGAAAGTTCAACAGAAAGCACTCAAGGCGGCTAGTGGTAAGCCTGGGTTCGCCTACTACATGGAAATGGGCCTCGGGAAAACCCTGACGGTCCTGACCGAATTCACTGAAATGGTGAAGACCAAGAGCGCCACCCGGCTCGTGGTTGTGTGCCCTAATTCGTTCAAGACCGGATGGCTGGACGAAATCAAGAAGCACGGCATTGACGTGGACGCCCATGTTTTCAATTCCGGTGCGGACTACGAAAACGCCAAATTCGCAAATAAGAAGTACGACAGACCGCCGGTTCTGATCATCAATTATGAGGCAATCCGCAAGGAAGCCGTCCAAGGGTACATAACCCAGTTCGTACACGCGCGGAACGCGATGTTGGTGCTGGACGAATCGGTGCAGGTGAAAACACACGACAGTCTGCAGACCAAGGCCGCGATGAAAATCGCCGCCGTGTTCAGATATCGGAGGCTCCTGTCCGGCAAGCCCGTAACGCAGGGACCTCACGACTTGTGGGCGCAGATGCGAATAGTCGGCGCCGTTACCAGCAAGTTCTGGCCGTTTAAAACAACGTTCTGCCGGATGGGTGGTTTCAAGGGCAAGAAGGTGATCGGATCGCAGAACGAAGAACTGCTGGCCGACACTATCGAGCGGTTCATCTTCCGAGCCTCTAAGAAAGACTGGACCGACCTGCCCCCGAAGATATATACTTCGAGGCAGTATGTTCTCAGCCCTCACTTGATGCGAACTTACCAGAGCATGGAGAACGATTTTGTCGTGTGGCTTAGCGCCACCGAAAACGTGACTGTGGACGCTTTCATTACGAAATACATAAAACTGGCCCAAATTCAGTCCGGGTTCATTATCAAGGAAGACGAGTCGGTGGAGGAATTAGTCCACCCCCATGAGAACCCTCGGTTCTTGTTGGTTAAGCAGATCGTGGAGGATGAAATCGAGGGTAAGGTGGTGATACCTTACGCCCACCGTTACACGCTTGGGATTTTATCCAGGACGCTGGAGGAATTCAACCCAGCGTTCATCAAGGGAATGATGAAGCCCGACGAAATTCAGGCTCAGAAGGATAAGTTCAATGGTGATCCAAGCTGCCGGGTTATTCTGGTCCAAATTCGCGCTGGAAAATACGGACACACCTTGCTTGGCGGGGAAGATATCATCGACAAGTGTAGCACGATGGTGTTCGCCGAAAACAGCTACTCCCTCGATGATAGGAGCCAAATCGAAGACCGAATTCACCGTCACGGCCAGACAGCTGAAAGTTGCTTGTATATTGACTTATGGGGAACACCGCTGGACAAGCGAATTACAGCTGCCCTCCAAGCGAAAGAGAGCCTAGCCCAAGCCGTGTTCTCATTCTTTGGCCGGGGTTACAAGACCAATATTCAGCTGGACCCGGATTAGGGCGCGCTGTTGATCGTCAACCCGCCTTGACGAATAAGCCGCCCTATCAGGGCCTTCTGCTCATCCGAAATAGGACCTTGGAATTTGGGGATTTTAGTATATAACGAGCGGCGCAAATCTTCTGCCGCTTCCTTAGTCCCCTCAAGGGACATATTTTTCAGCGACTTACCAGCCGCTAATTGACCCGTTGCAAGCAACCCACCCGTAATAGGACCTGCAATAGCAGTTCCACCGGCAGTGGTTCCGATGGCGGCGAGTTTGTTGTCTAGGAAATCGCCCAACGCCCTGGAATAATTGGTTCCGGGGTCTCCCTTCACCACCTTATCCAACATTGTTCTCTGCTCGGGGGTGAATTTGCTCAGTTCCTTGCCGGGGATAGTTCTGACGTCCTGAAATTCATCCTTGATTATCTTCTGCTTGGCTAATGGCGACTCAGCCAAGTCCATGCGGTCATTCGATCGGGTAGTGGCGACGTTCACCCTTTGCTGAGGGTTTGGATTTTTGGACAAATCGCGGATGTTATATACCGGCAGATCGTCCTTGGCGCCTTTCCACCACTTAGCAACCTTGTTCACCCCAGAGCCGATAAGCTCACCGGCCTTCTGACCGACCGCCCCACCAATTCCACCGACCAAACCACCTTGTCCGATATCTTGACCGTGAGCCGCCGCGTCCAGACCCCCCACGACCGCGCCCTCGGCCCCGGCGACGCCCGTACCGACTAGGCTGCGGACCCCCGGACCCCCGCCGACAGCACCGACGACGCGCGGCACGGCTGTCGGGATGTATTTCGCTGCCGTGGCGATGTCCAAAGCGGTTCCAGCCCAACCGGTACGGTTCTTCGCAGCTTGGGTACTCATTGAAACAGAGTCGTCCCCGGCGAGTTTGTCACCGAGCTTACTAAATCCGCCTAGAGTAAGATTATCAATAGCACCCCGCCCCAAATCGTGCGCCGCGACAAATAGCCTAGTCCAAGCCGGGGATGCTTCGATGTCAGAAGCTTGCTGTTGGGATACTTGCTGCTGGCGGAATGCCTTCAGATCGGCATTCGCTTTATCAACAGTATCAGCTTCGACTTCGTAACGCTTCCCGTCCGGAGCGGTAATTTCGAACTTAGCCATGAGACGTTCCTTAGTCTAGCGGCTTGATATTCTTGAAGGTGCTCGTACCAGACTTGTTCTTGTTGGCGTGGTCTGCGGCCACTTCTCGTAGATTCTTTTGGAGAGCGGCCTCGAACTTAGCAGGTGAGTCCTTGTCCACCTTGTCGTCGAACCGATTTTCTACCAACGTCTTAAACATGGCCTTGACACGGAGCAGTCCGGCTTCGGCATCTTTCGATTGCTGCGCCGATCGAAGGTTGGATATGGTGGACGCCAACATCTTCTGTTCGAAGTCCGTGACGCTACCAAGGCCGCTGGCTCCGGTGGTTGAAGCATCACGCATTCGCTGCAACTCCAACAGAGCCGTGTTGGAATCGATAGTACTCAGTTGGGCATCATAACTGTCTGATGGCAAGCCGCCCGGTGAAATAGCCCTGGAAATCCTAGAACCAACCCCGGTTACCCCAAGCTTGTTAACCAATTCGAGGGCACGATCCGACGCGTTGAGAATGTTGCTGGTGCTCGAAATCTGGTGCCACCGAGCCTTGTTCTTTTTCTCCTCAGCTTCGATTTCCTCGCGCGTAAGCTTTCTCGCCTCGGCACCAATCTTGGTAGCTTCGTCCGCACCAGTTCCACCCGCAATGGGGTACACTTCTGGCTGCTTGGTGTCCGGATTGACATAGACTGTACCGTCTTCGTTGCGCTTATAGTCAAATCCTTGCTTCGGTGCAGGGAATTGTTGACCTTGCGGACCAACGTTGGTTGTAACTCTGATGCCTCCGGGTTTCACCTTCGTGAGGTAATGCTCCATTCCCATTTGTTTGTCACCCGGCCGATCTTTGTTGATCGCAGCCAGATTGAGAACATCCTGCTCGTTGGCGGCTTGCCTCGGATCGCGCTTGATAGTCTTGACGTAATCCTCCATCGAAACCTTCGGACGACCGGCCGCTGCGTTTTCGCGGTTGATCTGGTCGAGAGCAGCAATGTCGGTCGCGTTGGGCTCTTGGGGCTGGTCGCGTTTCACCGTCTTGATGTATTCCTCGCGGGTGTAAGGAACTTGACCAGCGGCGACACGTCCCGCATTGACGTCAGCGAATGCACGTTCATCTTCGGTGCGCTGATCCTTCGGTCCACCGATATCGGCGATGTGCTTGCCGGTTATACCGTGATGCAGTGAAACCTGGCCGGTTTCCGCGTGGGTGACTTGCTGCAGAGCCTGCGTCTCGTGCGCTTTCACCACTTCGTCGAGCTTGCCGGACGCATCCAGGTAGTCGAGGCTGTCGCGGCTAAGGTTGTACTTCTTCATGAGGCCAGCTTTCGCTGCCTGACGAACTGCCAATGCTTGGTTCTCCAGCTGAACCTTCTGGAGGTTCAAAATGTCCTGCGATGAAAGATGCTGCTGGCCGCTCTTATTCATCGCCCCTGAAATAAGGCCCGACCGGATTTCCGGATACTTGGAGAAGCCAGCTGCGATGAGCGACATATTTCTATCCAATGCCGCAGCGTTTTGGTTATCGTTCACTAATTTCAGATACATGTTGGACAGATCGGGCGGCGACTGCATAATGCGCGGCGCGCCCTCGGAGGGCATCGGGTTGGTAATAGGCGTCTTTGCCCCGGTGGGCGTCGGGGGCTCAGGGGGCGGAGCCGGGGGCGCTCCGGGTGGACGCGGCTGCGGGATCGGCACGGACGGGGTAGCAGACGGGGGCGGCGTCGGGACGGGGGCGGCGTCGTCTCCCGGAGGCTGGACAGCCGGGAACCCGCCACCGGGCGCTTGCATGGACGCCATAACAGCTGCGTTCGGGTTCTGGCCGTTTTGAAGCGCCAGGATTAGGTCGGCGATGTTCATCTTACACCACGCCTTTGTTGCATCGCTTGGATCATCTGAGTAAGGATGCCTTGTGCCAACGGCTGCGTCGAAGCCTGTTGCTGGCCGACACTCGCTCCAAGAGTGGAAGGAGCAATATCGTTTAGTCTCGGGTCAGGCGCTGGTCCCTTTATACCTTTGGTCAAAGTTCCCAAACTGTCCATAATATCAGCAGCAGGAGTGCCTTTTGCTCCCTGATTGTCTGCCCCTAATAAACGAGTTCTAAAATCAGCCGGGGCTTGCCCAGAGGCAACCGCAACGTCCGCAGGAGCGGAAGTCAGCGAAGTTCCACCAGCGGGAGGGGTGAAGGCCCCTACATATGGAACCGCCCCGGCAGGACCGGTTGCGAATGCTCCCGGTCGATTGGGGTCGAACATCGGGGACGCCGAATTGAGGGTCATCCCCGGAGGTTGGTTGAACCCGTAGTAATTCATGATCTTCTCCGCTGCCGCTTGTGGCGATGCGTTCGGGTCGACATTGTTGACGGCCAGATTGCGGGGAGGGGCGTTGCCCGTACCCGTAAGCATTTTCCCTGCCGTGTCTGCACCTTGTTGATGCGCCAAAGCAAGTTCGGAGTAGTTCGGGTCCCGGCCAAGATGCCGGCGAAGTATGGCGCGATTGTCTTCCGTAAGTTTGACTGCAGCCAGAGTGTTAGCTCTGTCATCGTCGCGGATATCACCGTTCTTACCGACCAACCCATAAGCCCTACCGGTTCCGCCAGTGAATTGAAAAAGACCCCTCGCCCCGGTGGAAGATGTCCTACCAGATGCACCTTCCTTCGCGGCCAAGCGGTAGTAATACTCCCGATCCTGCGGAGGCGTGTGAGCGTCAATTACGGCCCGAGCCTTCGGTGAAAGTGGCATTAGCTGAGCACTTCCATCAGATTGTTAAGATCGACGACCTTTCGCTTACCAACCTTCTTGACGGCCGAGGGGTACTTCTTCTCGATGTCTTGCGCCATCGGACCTATCACCTTCGGATAGGTCTTGGGATCACCCTTGTAGCGATAAGCGTATACCGGAATATCCCCGTCCGAAATTTTTTCGATGTCGGTCTTCGAATTCCGATCGGACATCAGTTTCATACCTTGGAGACCAAGGCCCGCGCCGCCGAGCAGAATGGATGCCCAATCCGGACCCTTGTCTTCCGAAGTGGCCACCTTGTTGGTTGTCTCGGTCTTGCCGTAAGGCGTCATGCCGAGCGCAGCGAGGCGAGTGTTGAGCCCCTCAATGGGGTAATCCCGCGCCTCGTAGAATTTCTTCATCTCGGCGTCGATCAGAGCCTGTCGGGAAGCAGTCTCAGACTGCCCTCCGCTCAAAAGTTGGCTGATATCCAATGCGCGAGCACCTTGTTGCCCCGTCGCGGTGTTGATCTTTCCGGCGGCGGCGTTCAACATACCAGTTCCAGCGGCTCCGTACCCGGCGGCGGTGTTTCCCAATCCGCCCGCCGTCGAAAGCAAACCACTCGCCCCCGCTTGTTTCGATGTTCTATCAGCGAGAGCGGTGGCCGTTGCCGTGTCGAAGCCCGCTTGACGCAACTTCGCGCTAAGATCGCCGATGCCCTTGATACCCTCTGTCCGAGTAAGGGCGGACTCGATTTCGCCACGCGAGCCACCGAATGCGCCAGACTTCCGGGCGGCGTCGGACACTCCCAACAAGTTCCGGTCCAGCGATGTATTCGCATTCCGGATGGCGTTCTGCTCCACCTCTTGCGTGTAAGGATTGAGGAACGGCTGGATGTCCAGGTTCCCGGTGGTCCCCCGATAGACGTTCGCCGCCTCGTCGTAGAGGGGCGAGGTTCTGTCGAGCGTCGCAGCAGACTTATCGAATAGCCCCGTGCCTTTGTCTTGCAAGGCCGAAGCCTGTTGATAGAGCGGAGCTTCTGCACCGAACCCCGATCTGATCGCATCGTAACCCTGCGTCGTCATGGTCGAGGGGGTCGCGACGGTCTGGCCTTCGAATTGCTGTAACGGCCGTCCAGCAATGTCTTTGGCGAGACCATAATTCGACTGCGAGGCTTCATTTACCCACGCGGGCAACTCGACCTTGCTTACTTGATCGGTTTTCGCCGGGGTTGAATTTCCACCCATATCACAGTTCCTTCGAATAGAGAACGCCGGATTTTATCCAGCCTGGAGTGCGGTGTTCCCACCACCCCTCGCGACCAATAGCCGTAAGCAAAGTTGCCCCTTGACCCTTTGCCCATTCGCTTATATCAGACTCCAACGCAATAGAACCCTCAATCGAACCAATACAGAATAGAATGTTGACCACCTTACGGTTCGGATAACTTTGCACTTGGGTGATCGCCCACGTGTCGCCTTTAACGTGGCCTTGCAAATCGCCACTTTCCAGTCCCTCTTCGATATCACCGAAAGTATACAGCTCCAAGCCGAGCTTCAACGCTCGGTTCATCTTGCGAAGCATTACTTGGTCGATAATATTCATCCAGCGACCAATGTTGCAGTCAAGGCGCCCGCGTCGGACACCTTGATTTCGTAGACTTTCTGCGACGGCGAATAGAGGAGCAGGGACCGGTTCGCAGTGATGGAACTCATCACTTCCTTCTGCGTCCGCTCTTGCTCCCGGAGGAACTCAGTCAAAAACCGGGTGACTTCGGGGTCCTTGAATTGAAAGCCGGTGACTCTCATTTCTGAACTCCACGGGTTGCGAAGTCGAAGATGATAGGCCCGACAGTGGACCAATCGTTGTTATTGATCATTTCGATGCGGAGGCGCAAGTCCTGCGCCGTCTCGCGGATATCCACCCAACCATGCTCATTAACGCCGCGACGAGGCGATGTTGTCTGGGCGCCGTAGTTGGTGCGTTTGTTGTTCTTCACCACCGAGAAGGCGAGGGCTGTTCTGTCCCCGCGAATGTCGGGGAGTATCTTTTTCAGCGTCGTCTGGCGAGCGCCATCCTCGGAGTTCAGCGTCTGAGATTCCAAGTACGGCATAAACAACGCCTCGGGGTATTGAAGCCCCGTCTCGTGCTTCCACACCTTGACACCATCCGACATAATCGGGTTGCGATCATTCGCGTAGCTCAAACCGCACGTCCGCGAAAGGTAACCGGGCAACCAAATCTTGGAGCGGAAGTCATACACGGCGTAACGGCTATTTCGGGTGCCCTGCGCGATGTCGACCCAGAACCACCATATTTCGCCTCGGTTCTGTAAGCTAATAATGGACGCTTCGCGGACAGTTCGATTGAAATCCATCGACGCGACGATAACATCCCAAAACGGACAGGGCAGAATGTCAACGGATGATCCGTTGTACATCCAGAAGCCTTCAACCGAAATCCAGATCACCCCCTCCGGAACCGACGACACAGAAGCGGCGCTGATCGGGATCGGAACCTTACCAACAGGACGCGACCGATAAATGTACGGGAGCCCGATGTATTCGATAACGTGCGACATGGCAGGCGTAAATGCTACGATGCCCGCACTCGTAAGCTGAACTGCTACGATCGGTGAATAGGGGTCGACCGTAAGAAACCCGGCCTTGTTGGCCAGATCGGCGAAGTTCCAATCCTCGAGGTCTTCCTCGTCGCACCAACCGAACTTGGCAAACGCCCCGCCCATCTGGAAGAGCATGCAGTGGTGTTCTGGAGTAACCACGAACTGTCTGTTGCCGACAGGAGCAGTCGGAACCGCTACGAGCGGACCCGCAACGGCGGGAGGAGGCTTCCACTGCAGCAATCTGCCGTCATAACTGGTCATAACGAGCAGATACTCACCCCAATTGTTGATGGAGAACGCGGGGGAGAACTTCTGCATCGTAGACAACCCTGGACGGGTCGTCCCGTACGAGCTAAGATTGAAGCTGAGTTCTCCGTAACCAGCCGCGTCGCCAGTAAGAGGCGCCATTCCACCAGCCGGGGTAATGTCAGTCAAAACACCGCCGCTGTCCACGTAACAGTGTTGCTCACACAGATAAGCGGTGTAAACGATACCTTGATTACTCGTCCACCGATGCATCGCACGAACACGTGACGCGAACGGCGTAGCATAAGGCACTTGCTCCCAACCACCTACCGGTTTCACCGTGGTGCCGTTCTCCCAACGGATCAAATTCGCATCTCGCCAATTACGAATCTTCTTCGAACGCGAAAGAAGCGTCGTTACCCCCGGCGGGAAGTCAAGTGTCAGCATGCCTTCTCCGCTTCCTTGTGCAACCTTATAATTCGTTCATTTACAGTATCCGAACTTACAGTTAACTCCTCCAAATCAAAAAATTTGTTACCAAAATCCTTTTGTGGCTTCTTGCCAGTGTATTCCTCTATTTCAACTATGTGACCATAATCAGGAAACAACCGATCTGCCTCGTAAACCGCTGCGCCGATGACCAACCCCATATCAGTGTTAACCAGTGTGATTATTACACTTCCCTTCTTAAAGGGACTGTTGTTGTGGATGAAATCGTACCAATCCATACCATCGCTTTCACGCCTTGCATACACCGTACTCGGCGGAGCGTTTGGATTTCGATTGGCCGGTATATAAACCGACCATTTCCCGTGATATAGTATCTTCATGGAGAGGCCACCGTGAACCAAGCGTTGGTAAAATATTGCACCCTGCGGAAGCGTACTGTCTGAATAACTGGCGAAGAAGTGACCATCCCAACGCCCGTCATAACGCCACCAGCAACTAGCTCCTGAACACCGACGTTGTAGGTAATGGCAGAGTCTTGAGCGAACTCTAACCGAATGTTGGTGATATAAGCTCCCGCAGGTTGCGGAATGTAATTGAAATCACCACTTCCCCAAACACGACCGGCCGCAGTGTATAATTGCGCTCCCGGCATGTTGTAATTAGCGCCGTCGAATTGGACGTAACGATTTTCAGCCCCGTTCAGATATACATAACCAGTATCACTACGAATGCCACCACCAACATTAAGCTTACCAGTTATGTTCGATCCACCGTTGATTTGCGCTCCGCCAGATGTGATGTTGTTAGCGGTAACATTAACGGTGGCCAAGGTGCCGTTGATGGTAGCCGAACCGGCCGTAATGTTACCAGCCCCGACGTTTAACGAAGCACCAGTAATCGCGCCGGTCGCTGAAATAGTACCAGTAACCGTGAGGTTCCCGGAAGCGAGGGTGCCGGTAAATATACCGTTCACGAAATTGAGCGTACCGGTGAAATTACCACCCACGCCAGAAATGGTGCCGGTAGCGACGATATTACCGGTCGCGTTGATGTTCTTGGTTTTTAACCCTTGAAGGGTAGTTTCGCCGGTTTGCCGGTCGATCGACAATGGTGGGTTCGCTGCGTCGATTTCTGGACCACCGTTGGAGAAGCGCCGAATAATCCACGCCCCGGCAATGCTCGCCGGATTATCATCGCCGGGCGTAACCGTCCACTGGATCGAATTGCGAACAGTCTTCGCGTCCAACAGATCGAAGTTGGTGTTGAGCTTGTTCCCCCACGTGTCGTTGGAGGCACCGATTTCTGGCTTCGTAAGCCCCATCTTCGGGGTGGTGGTGTCAGCCATGACGAATGCCTCTCTTGGACTTAGCTTTCTTGACCTTCTTGGTCTTCTTCTTTGGTGCGGACTTAACCTTCGGATCGATAGTGGGGGGCTTGATACCAGCCGCCATTTCGAGTTCCGCGACGCGCGCACGCAGAGCTTTCAATTCTTGTAGGATAACTGGCACGTATTTAGAATAATCGACGCCCCACCAATCTTGTTCCTCGTCGTGGATAATCGCTGTCGGATATATTTCGTTGGCCTGCTGCGCAATAATGCCGTAGGAACGCTCGCCAGTCGCCTTCCACGCAAAATTATACACATTGGTGTCGTCAATTATATTACCCGCATTAAATGATTTCAAATCTTCCTTTAATCGCTCGTCAGATGAAGTACCATAACTGGTAGAAGTAGTGGTAACACCAATGGCTCCGACCGTGGCGCCGCTTCGTGTCCAAGAGAGGAGAGTACCGTCGATGTTCTGGCCAATATAGATGCCGCCATAATTATTACGATTATAAAATATAATCGGCCCGTAACCGTCTTGCCTCATATTAAATCCGAAAGTCGTATTACCAAGCCCCGGATTAGAGGCTGGTGTTATACCAGTTGTCGCAAAGCCAGCATTAAATTGTAAGTCGCCGGTCATCGTATCACCGGCCTTAGCAAGCTTCAATGCGGCAGCAGCATCCACATAATCTTTGCGAGTTGCATTCGCAGCAGCCGGACCGGCAGGCAACGTCAAATGGCCGGTCATTGTGTCGCCAGCCTTGGCGACCTTCTCGGCGTCCAACTCAGCGATGGCACCGGCTAACGTATTCGCGGCGATATTGCCGCTCGGTACGTAAGCGGATAGTCCGGCAATTGTGATTCCACCGTCCTTGATGAGCTTACCAGTAGCTCCGTTGAACACAGCAATTCTATCGGCAACTGCGGCGGCAGGTCCGGTTACGTCACCAACAGGAGCCCAAGCCCCACCCGAATGTTTAGCCTCCACTATACCTGCGTTGTCGCGGAACCCCCACCCTGTCGCGCCCGAAGCACCCCCAGAATTAATAGCGAAATTAATATACCCGTTCGGCCAACATACCGCGATATGTCCCGCGACGCCCATAAAGCTGTTATTAGTGTCGTACCAATACGCACCATTCACCCCGGCGTCCTTAAACATACCAGGGTATCCGGCGATCGAACCGAAATAGGCCGAATAAGTTCCCTTCACTTCGATACAAGCGCTATTGAGCGTGGGGTCGCCCCTAAATGTTGCTACGAAATTGGTATTCGTTCCCGGAGCCACACTTACGTCCAATGCTGGACCGGTGTTTCCGGTAATAAAAGTCTTGCCGGTTAAACGGTCTACGACTAACGGGGAAGTCATATAAGCCCCGGCAGCATTGTGACGTCTCAATTCGAAATTGTTGTTTGCCCCCGTGCCAAGAATTAATCCCCATTGAGCGATGGTAGCCGCCGTCCCATAAATAGATACTTCACCTGCTCCTGCTGCAGGTTTATCAAGCCACAAAGTAGGGAATGCCTTACGTATGGTAAGGTCACCAACCATAACATCACCAGCAACAGCGACTGCCCGCGTCCAGGCTAAGTTCCGGCGCCCATAAACGGTGCCATCGTTCGGTGCCTCCGGAATACCCCCTCCTCCGCCCCCGGAGTGGGCGTCCACGTATTGCTTGGTCGCAGCTTGAAATGCGGTGATAGGATCGGCGTGAAGAGTCAAGAACCCGGTCATCGCGTCGCCAGCCTTCAACACACGAAGTGCATCTTGGGCGTCGACGTAAACCTGGGTTACATCACCCCCTCCGCCAGCAGCGATGGCGGTGTCGATCTTATCGAAGTTAGCGTTGAGCTTCTCGCCCCACATATCGTCGGAACCACCGACGTCAGGCTTTATGAGACCAAGATTGGGGGTTAGAACATCACCCATCTACTGGCGTCCATGGTTGCGTGGCCTCCGGGACCGGAACCCAGATTTCAGCGACGGGCATAGCAGCTGAAGCCCAGGTTCCGGCCGCTCCCTCCACAGGAGCCCAAACATCTACCGGAGGGCTAACTGGAATGGGAACCCACACATCGCCGCTACCGCGCCAATGATCATAGGTATTACGTCCATACTTCCCAATTCCATATTCCCTGCCTATCATCCGAACGACTTCTTCCGGACTGGCATCAGCACGGAACCGCTGGCCATGTCCACCTTGTGTTGGGCATTCATCGCGTTGACGAGCCGCACGACTTCCGCATCCCAAACGGGTCCGCGCTCGTCTTCGATGGCGTACATCGAAGCGATGTGGTTGATCTTGAGCGTGTAAATGGTGGGGCTGTAAAAATTAATCCAATTGTTGAGGTCATTCGTCAATGGCGGGATGTTCTGGTAGTATGTAAGCTCCACCTTCATCCCATCGACGTAATCCGTGGGGTTGACCAACAGGTAATTCCCAAGAATCGCGTACTTATTCTTCCGCTGATCGGCCGTGTTAGGGTCGATGTCGAAGAATGCATCGGTGGTGAGATATCGAATGGGCTGTCCACTCGGGAGGAACCGAGCAAAGCGAATTTCCTGCCAATCCAGAGGAAGCGGCACTCGAGCATCCTTGATGATCGAAGTGTCGATTTGGATCATATGTTTGACGCGAAGGCCGGTGGAGAAATATTCCTCGGCCATACGAACCCAAGATGTAACGATCGTATCTGGGTGAAGCTCAATACCGAGCGTCAACCAGTTACGGATTTCGGTGCATTTGTCGGATAGAAATGTACCCATTACCTGCCTACCCGGCCTTGCCAAACACGGAACGCGGCATTATCAGGGTCGTCCAGCCAACGCGCCCAATCCTGCTCATCCCACTGCTCTAGCATTGCCTTTTCGGCAACGGAGATGGGCACCCCTCGCGCGATCAACTTATTGGTCGAGCGTCTAGGATGCAACTCACGCAGCTTCTTATTATTCTCGATTGCTTGCGTAAGGTCTTGTTCGGTGCGGACATGGACCACTAAGGGGTCCGTATCCTCCCAGAACATGGTGCGCTTCACAGCACCGTCATTCTGGTATATCACGCTTCTCTCAGCCATGGTAGCACACCTTTCGTCTGCTGTCAAGTAGGGGTAGCTATTCAGTTTTCTTATAAAATGCTTCTAGTTGTTCCGATGTTAAATTAGGGTGTCCCGGAGGAAACGTCATCTCATCAGCGTTGTCCAAAGCTTTGGAAAATTTCTTGTATTCCGAAGCCGACATATCTGCTAATTTCTTATTTAATAACTCGCCATTACCGGTGTACCCCAATTCCTGTACAACATACGGTAAATGATGCTTGGGTATTCCACTCCAAGACGCTCCCTCATTGAAATAATTCATAGTGCTAGGGTTCATCTCATTGGCAACTGCCTTATGCCAGCTATTGGTCATTTCCTGTGCTTCGTAATGATTGTCGGGCAATGACTTTTCTATACTGCCCCATTTTAATTTTTGTAATATACTCTTATCTACTTCATTTTGCGCCGCCTTTAACGAAATGTTCATACTTTTAGATAATTCTTCTGCTGTTGGGATACCTTTAGCAAGTAATCCCTTAAATTCCGGGTTTTTAGCTACTTGCTGTGCCTCAAGCAATCCATGCTTAATATTCCAAAACGCTTGATCCATCGGGTTCCAATTAAGCGACATTGACGGCTTAATTACGCCGCGTTCTTTTATTAACGCCTGCCCTTCCGGAGAAAATTTGGACATAACTTGTTCTGGATCGAGCGCCATAAATGAATTAAACCCAGTACCTTTAGTTGAGGTAGTTGTATGTGGATATTGAATTGCATCAACATTTCTATCTTTTAAATAATTATAAAAATTGCCTTCCCAATCACCTGACTTACCACTTACCTTTTCCAGATCACCTAATAATTTGGTGTATCGTTTAGTATCCTCAACCGAACCTTCCATTCTATTTACTTCTAATGTCCTGAGTACATTACCAGGCTTTTGCCAATTAACCGGGTCACCAGGATATCTTATTGGGTTGCGAATATCCGCTACAACAGGTATAGTTCTAAGACCGCTTACAGTGCCGACAGGAGAATTATTAATGGTGGCCCAATCTTGTCTAAATTTGTTGGGGGTGTAATCCCCCATAGCATAACCTCTAGCCACATTGGGGTCAGTTGAAATATGAGTCCCCATATCGCGTTCAGATTTTACAAATTTAGTAAAATTATCAGGGGACGAAGTACCATGATAGCCACCCCTCAATCGGGGTAGCTTACCAGCCGCCCCCGGCAATGCCCCCGGAGCCGCCATTGCAACATCAGTAAGGCTTCCTTCGCCCTCTTTGTATTTGTGAGCAGCATGTTCTAAATCTAGAACACCGAGGCCGAGCCCAACCGGCGGCGAAAGAATACCAGCAGCGGTTACATTTCGTTTTGCTTGGTCGTAAATTTCTCGCTTATCACCCGGCGTTCCAGGGTCAAAGAACTGACCAAGCTTGTAAGCTAATTTCTCTGTAGGGGGTAATTCACGGGAGCGCATTGATGGACCTTCGGGGGACAATAACCCCGAGGCATAACCCCGCCTAGGCCGAAACAGATCGGCGAAATCCATCAGCGTCGGCCGAACTTCTTGCTCTTTTTATCGGCCTGATTGAACTCCTTGGCCACCTTGGTGGGGACCCCGGCCTTCTTTGCAAACTTCGGGTTATTCGCCGCAGCCTGCATAAGCTTGGCCTGCCTCTTGGACTTCGAAGGCATCAAACCCTCCATAAGTGAAACCCGCGCCCCTTTCGAGGCGCGGGATCAACGTTACTTCGCGTGCGGGTGATCTTTCAGATCGGACGTCGTAACGTCCGGGCTGTGAGGAGCCTGCGAGGCGGCGAGCGCAGCCGGGTTGACGAGCGTGGTGATAACCGCGCCCTGCTTCACGCCGTTGAACAGGATGTGCGCGAGCGGGTTGCGCATCTCCACACCCCATTCCGCCAAGATCATGCGGGTTTCCGCGTCGCCGATCTTGGCGATCTGGTAGTTGCGGAAGTTCCGGTAGAACGCCGTGGCGAGGTAGTCTGCATCCAGGATAAGGCTGACGTCGGTGGGAATCCACCTGGACGGCATCACCTTGACGCGACCGAAATCGGTGGCGATGATATCAACCGTCGCCGTGACTTCGGTCTTGCCGACGAGAATCTGCGAGATGCCGCGACCCTCGAAGGTGCTAATAGTACGCTTGATCCCCGGAGGAACCACGCAGGTATCCGGGCTCGCACCGTTGGTGTAAGCCTTCTGCATCGCGTCGCCGAACATCTGCTCGGTAATCGCGACCTGAGAAGCGCCAGCGACAGCAGCGAAAGCGTCGGTGGCCAGAACCGGCAAACCGGTAACGACACCGATAACCGCGCCCGCAACCGCTCCGAGCTTGTCCTTCGCACGGCCGATCCAGTGGCAAATCGCCTCGGTCTTGCGCGGGGTGTTCGGATCGGCGCCGTCATCGCGAGCTTGCCGCGATGACATGATGGTTTCCATATCCGACTTGAGGATTTTGGACGCCATCGCCATCTGGTGACCCATTTCGGAGCCCTTACCGGCGGCGTCGGCGGCCTCCTGCGAACCGGTAACAGTCGCGTCGCGCTTGGAAATCTGCGCAACGTTCGTCAAACGGGTCGTGGGGGTAGCAACCGACCGGATAAGCTCGAAGCCTTCGATCTGGGCGTTGTTCGGGTCGACGGTGGGGAGGTTCTCGGTCTGCCAATCGAAAGTGCGGTTCTTGGCATTCCGGCGGCGGGACATCGACATGATCGGCGTGTCGAACGGGTCGATGTTGTAGATGCTGTTCGAAAGGTCCTCTCGGTTACCTTTCGCCTGATAGGTGCTGTATGCACTCGTGATTTGGGCCATGGACGATCTCCTGTTCAGTGGTTGAAGTGCCTAAGAGGTTTTACTCTGAGGTTCCACGAACGTAAAGATCGCGTCGACCTTACAAGTGATCGGTCAACTTGACTCTTTTACGTAACTGACGCCCGTCCCTCTTTCGAGTATCCGGGCCTCGGTGTAGAACTTAGCCCCTGCGGATGATTTGGTCGAACACCACCGCAGCGTCTTCGATCTTGCCGGTCTTATTGAGCCTCTTCATCGCGGCGTTCATACCGCTGTTTTGGTTGTTGTTCGAGCGTTGGCGAGCAGAACCGGAACCCGGAGCGACTGGCTTCAGCTTCACAGCGTTGGTCCGAACGGGTTGCGGGCGGCTCGCCATGATCCGATCGTACTTGGACGCTTTCAGCAGAACAGTAAGCATTCGGCTGTCGTACACCTGCGACAACTCGTCTTCGTTGAACCCCGCCGAAAGGCCGGTCTTGCGCATCGACTGCAAGTCTTTCATCTTCTTCTTGGGGTCCGACCAATGCTTGCTGTTCTGCTGCTCGAACTTGAGCCCTTCTTCCTCAGCGAAAGCAGCAAGTTGAGTCTGATTGAGTTCCACCTGCTTCTTGGCGGCGTCGGCGATCTGCGTTCTGAGCGACTCGCGGAAGGTGTTGGCCTTCTCGTAGTAACGCTGCAGTTCTCTAGCCTTCGCAGGGTCCTTCTGGAATTCGGCGTCCCAATCAGGCTCCTTCGGGATCATTTGATCCATATGAGCCTGCATCTGCTTCGCCACGTTCACAGAGTACTCGTAATTGTGAACGGCATCGGCGGCGGCCCGACGAACGATCTTCTTCGCGTCGTCAAGCTGGTTCATTCGCCGGTGGAATGTCTGGGTGCGAACGTAGCCTTCGAGAGCCTCCTTGACGGTGACTTCGGCAGGCTCGCCGTCTATCGAAACTTCGACTTTTTGCGCGAGAAATTTGGCGCCTTCGGGGTCTTCAGCGGAGCCGTCATCATCGGGAGCTTCGTTATCGGCGTCCCCGTCTTCATCATCTGGAAGCTCGGTGTCGTCCCCATCTGATTCGTCATCGTCGCCTTCGCGATTTTGTTCTTTTCCTTTGCGAGCATTCCTTGTATCGGCTTCGGGCTTCTTGGCTTCACGGCCATAAAGAATCTCCTCCGGGCTGAGATCGTCGTCGTCACCGCCGCCCTTCGCGTCGGTGTCCGCGTCCAGTTCGCCGATATTGGCGAAAACTACATCCGGAGTGCCACTCGCCTGCGAAGGACCTTTGCCTCCCTTACCGGGGTCAGCATTGATCACTGCGGTGAATGCCTGTGCAGCTTGGTCTAAGCCGTCCGCCATAGAATTACTCCTTACTGAATTTCTGACGCATCTTCTTATCGGAGATGAACTGCGTAAGCTCACTTCTAATATTACGGACGGCTATCATGATAGCATGGGCCGTGCTGGCTGTCAAGCTACCTACCTCCGCACTTAGTAATGTTCCTAGCGCCCTGGAATATACTTTCTCCATGGCCTCATTGAATACAGGGTGGTTAAGAATCGACTCGGCTTCCGCTGCCTTGTTGTCGATTTCTAAGTCACTGAGGCGCTGGTTCACTCGGTTCCCCCATCAATTGCTGCAACGCGGCTGGCGGCTGAATTTCGGGCGGAGGCGGATTGATCGCGTCGGACGGTGTGTTCTCCGCTTCAAACTCCGCTTCGTTCACGTCCACCTGGAACTGTGCTTCGATCTTGGCGGCGTCGAGAAGTCCCTTTACGATCATATCGTCGCGGCGGAAATCGTCGTCCACCCGGAGCTTCCGATCCTGGAAGTTCGACTTGGAGATTTCGGTCGCCATCTTGACCCGGTTCTTCTCCATCTCGCTCTGAGCGAGAAGCGTCGCCGCATCCGGCTCCTTCGGCGTCTCCGCGATTTTCTTCACCTGCTCTTCGGTAATTTCACGGAAGTACCGCCCGACGTTCTTCACGTTCGCGATGGCGAGCATATCCGCGATAGTGTTACGAAACTCCTGGACGCCGCAGAGCGGATTTTCGACACCGAATTGGGTCATGATAGCCGTCTGGGTGGCCTTGACGTCTTGCAACGCCATAAGCCGCGTCATGTCGGAACCGCGTCCGAGCGTCGGATTGACCGAAATACGCATGGTCGGATCGTAAGTGGAGGGGTTGACGTCCGTCCACTTCCCGCGAAGCTGAACCGTGCGTTGCTGGTTGGGGTTCGACACAATTTCGCGCAGCAGACCCCTGAAAAGCTGTTTCAAGCCGGTTTCGGCTAGAATGCGAGCACATAGTTCGATCCGTTCTTGAGCACCCTGAACAATTGCGTCAATGCCAGTAACGTTAGTAGACTGCAGAGCCCGAGGATCAACGCCCTTCGATGCATCGGAAATGCCAGTCCTTGATTGGCGGAGCCCCTCCATCACCTTGAACATGCTGAACACAGGCTCGCCGACGAACTGGTGGGCAAGCGACATCACCGACGATTGGGGGTCGCCGGTAGTACGAATGGGGGCACCGATTTCGTCGTTCAGAACGTCGTCGGTGTTGGTAGTCGTTTGGTTAAACACGGTTCGCGGCCAGATTGATTGGGCAAGCGAGTCGAGCGAACCGCGGAGCATATTGGTCTTGATGACTTGGATATCCTTCACTAGGTCGGCAGGGGTATCGCCAACCAGAGTATGAGGCTCAGGATCAGGACTCCAAACGGCAAAGTTGGCGTGTTGGACGACCTCATCGTAAAGAATAACATGATTATCACCAATGGTATGAATTTCGCGCAACTCAGCGATGCCGTCCCCATCCTTATCAATGCGAATGAAATAACAGCCATACCGAACGTCCCAAGCATCGGTCAAGTCCCCCTCGTCATAACCGCTATTTCTGAACAAGCGGTCGGTAGAAAAATCATCGGCGGACTGGTTCATGTACTCGGCCAAGTCATCCAACTGGTATCCCTGCTTGACCAGTTCTGACACGTTTATGACCTGATCGTGGCCAATCAATGGGCTGTTCTCGACGTCTTTGGCCTTCCGAGAGATGCGGAACTCATCGAGAGGCACCGACATAACCTTGATGACGGGCTTCGACTTGACGAAACGCAGCCGGAGAACCGCTGCGACACCCGGTTGCTGCGGATCGGGTTCCGCGTGAACCACCTGGACCGACGGATTTTCGCTGAGAAGGTACTGAAATTGCTCGGAGGTGATATTGTGGTATTCTTGCTCCGTCACATCGTCCACGGTTTCGGTCCACCAACGCGTAACGCCCGTCTTGCAGCGCAGAGCATCCTTGATGATATCGTGGAGGATCAAAAAGCCGGGGTTATCCTCCATAAGCACATAGTTCAGATACTCGGAGCACTGCTTGGCCATTTCCTCCTGGCCCTTGTAATTCGGCGCGCAAGTGCAAACCCGTTCGTCGGAGGTGAAAATGCGCATGAGGGAGGGCAGAATGGCCATCACGGTGTCGCGGAAATCGGTAGACACCGCCGTGGACTTGCCTTCGCCCTCCGAAGCGGGCGTCTCACCATAGAAGAAATGCAAATTCTCGTCGCGCTCGGGGGCAAGAGTACCCTCATCGAACGACTTGGCGTCGTCGATCATCCCGCGAACGGTGTATTCGTACACCGACGCGTCTGGATCGTCGCCGGGATTGCTCGGATGTTGAACATCCAGTTGACCGATGACCCCGTTGTCAAACAGTCGCTCCATCTGCTCCATTTCGCCGACGGGGCTGCCTTGGATGGGTGTCATGACGTTCATCGAAATCTCCCGGAGTTGCTTTGGACGCTGCCTAGCCGCTTCAGATTTCTCCGAAGCGCTCCCGAACCGATACCAATCACGTTCGAACCGCCGATCATAGGCGAAATCATGTTGATAGCGACAGCGCCGGTTCGCATGCTGTCTGCCGCGTGGCTCGCCCAATTGTGCATGGGTTTACCATTCTTGCCCTTACTGTAAGCGCGCAACGCGGTGATCCCCGCCGCGCACTTCGTCTTGTCGATCCACATCTGACGGATTAGCGCACGCGTCGCTGAAATGCCGTCTTCAACTCGGTGTAATGGGCAAACGAAAGTGTTGGGTAGCATTGAGTCGAGGACTTCTTTTCGCGACACCCCGGTTCCCAACTCGCGAGCCTTAATATCGTGCGGCAGAACATGGCAGCCATAAGCATACGGCTTAGACTTAATTTCTCCGACGTAGTGTTCAAGACCCTTACCAGACCCCTGAGTAAAATCGATAGTATGAAGTTCGCGACCGCAACGCTGCATGTACCAAATAACCATCTCGTCGTCGATACCCAAGTCCCAACTCGTGAAGACCAGCGAATTGGGGTCATAAGGAACTCCCGTGATCTGCCCCGCGAGGGAAATTTCGTTCATGACGTCGCCGTAATAGCTGCCCTCGATGGGCGCCTCGAAGCTGCACATCATTTCGCGTGCGAACTCGTCGGGCGTCATATCCTTCCGCATCGCCTGGACTTCATCCGGGTCCAGAGCGTCGGTTTCCGTTACCGGTATATCGTACAGTTCCCACTCTTCGGGCTCTCTTTCAGCCCTCTTCTTAAGTTCGTGGAAGTGGTCATCTCCTGCAGAAGTTCCTGATATAACCGCCCAACCGCGATAATCCGCGAGGCAAGGACGAATAACAGAACCAAGCATGCTAGGATTAAGTAGAGGGTACTCATCAGCAACCACCCCGTCGAAATATAGCCCGCGCATACGTTCATAAGCTGCGGCGCCTCCGTAAAGATTGACCATGGCTCCGTTGGGCAGGACGATCTGCAAGTCGCCCTCAACAACCTTCACGTTGGGCAATACGCCCGTGTAATACTTGTAGTAACCCCAAACGAGGTCTTTCGCCTGCGCGAAGGATGGTCCGATATATCCATAACGGGGTGGGGGAAATGTTCTTGGATTTTCCAAAGCTTTCCGGACCACCTGATTACATAGCGCGACTGTCTTTCCCGCGCGCCGATGGGCTACCAAGAATATCCAGCGCTTTATGGAAGAGTGGAGTGGCCGAAAGTGCACCCTCGGAACATAAGGAATCGTGATCCGAGGGGGCGCTTCCTTGTTGAATAATTCCTGGTTCACGTTTCGATCACTACTTGCCAGTCTCTGGCGAGAAGATCGGCCTGCGAGCACAACCACGGAATCAAGTCCCCCTGCGCCGTGAACATGTAGACGTAAGGGAGCGTCATCTTGGAGTTACGATCGGGGTTTTGGATGGCAATGTACATGTTCTTGCCGTTCCAACCGATGCGCTGGACCTTCTCGCCATCCCGCATCTGATCGATAGCCCAGCCGATGGTTCCCCGGTTCATTTCGGCACCTGCGTCGTAACCAGCTTCACCGCCCACATCGCCGCTTCCTCGTAAGCGGTCATCGCGAGCGCCGCGAGGCGCGGGTCAAGATGCTTGTGCTTGTCGCAGAAGTCGATCAGGTCGGCGGTGTGCCGCTTCGCATAATCGACTTCGCTGTCTTTGGACGGATTGAACGACTCGCGGACCCGTTGTGCCCCCAAGCTGTAACCGTCAGGCTGCGCTTGACTCATTGTCTATTACCTCTCCGTCAATGGTCTTCTCGTTACTGAATTGCTGACCATCACCCCATTGGACAATAATGGTCCCACCCGCCGAGTTCTTCACGTTTACGTTCGGCGAATTACCGGTGCCCCACCCCCTCGTCTTTCCGATATTGGTGAGAACAAATCTACTCATCGTGTCGCGCCGCGAAGCGTCTTCTGCGTCGTTCAGAGCGTCGAGGACATTTGCTTCCGCCAGATCGACCATACGGTCGGCCGCTTCCTGCATTTCTGCAGTGAGATAAGCGGACTTTCTGATGAAAGCGCGTAACCGAATGGATGTGGTCTTAAGGAGTTCCGCCGCCTTCGTGGTGTTGCCAGACGCCATCCAAAGGGCGGTGCGGCATTCTTCCACGTCCAGGGGCAGTTCTGCTGGCCGCTCGTTGTAAGGCATAGTCGGGAGGGCTACTAAGTCGGACGGGATGTTTTCATCGTCCATAAGCGCTCACCGAATGGGGAAAGTCCCCGGCGTAACTGGGGAGAAACGCCGAGGACCCTTAACGTCCGTTGGCTTGGGGGGCGGTGGACGGACGCTAATTTACGTGGCGACGGGCTGGTTCACGACCGGCGCGCCGAGCGGCGTGTTGTATTTGTTCTCGAGCATCTCCGGAGTGATCGGATTCCGCGCGAGCATTCCGGCGTCCCACAGAGTGGGCTCCGGGTTCATGAAACGAGTAACCGGTGCGCCGGACGGGGTGACGATTTCGTCGTATTTCCTCTGAGGCGAGCCGATAACGCGTGCGTAACTGCCATCCGGGTCGAGAGGCATCTCGCGGAGAACCGCCCCGGTCGGCGTGCCTTCCTCGTCGAGCTTCACGAAGCCGACTTCGCCCGCCTGGATGTCTCCGGCCAGCGAGGAGATTTCGTCGTCGGACAGGAAGGTGTCGCCGCGAACGTCGCCGAGAGGGACGCGTTCTCCGGTGCGAGCGCCAGGCGAATAGGCGAGTGAACTGGTCTTCGGGCCTGCTTGGTGCTTGCCCTCTTTCTCCTTGTCGCGCTGCCGACGAGCAGCTTCTTCTTCGTGCTGGCGCTTGACGCGTTCCGCCTCGCTCTCGGCGGGCTTCGGCTGAGTTGCGGGTGCGGGGGGTTTCGTATCGGCCATGGGGAACTCCCTGTGTTGAGAGGTATAATGATACATTCGCCACGTACAGTGACGCAATCATAGCATGGGCTGCGGCCCCTGTCAAGTAGGGGCGAACATATTAACGACGTTTTCGCTTCTCTCGTCGCATCAATTCAGCTTCTGCTGCGCGAACTCCGTCGTAGCCACCCTCTTTAAGGATGGACTTTATCTTCTTGGCGCGACCGGGGTCTCGGATAGACAACTGCCATCCGCGCATCCGGTCGCGAGACATGAAGCGGCTTCTAGTGTAGCTCACGCTATCTATTCAGCGGCGGTTACGCTCGTCCCGCTTACGCCCGCCTTCGTACATCGCGGCCGGAGCCTCAGTGAAACTGAAAACCAGCTCGTTCGATTCGCCGTAGGCGTCTCTGACTTTCACTGGCACGTCGATGGCTTGGCTTACGAGGGACGGCTTCACCAGTGTGGTGAGTTCGGTCGGGCTCACGAATGTGGTCACTTCGTCCCCACCGTTGAATACGATAACCGACGCCGCCGTGAATGGCGTTCCACCAACAGAACCCACTACCGCCAAGGTGAAATCGGGATCGAGAATCCCGGCCGAGTTCGGCTCCAGTGAAATAATAGCAGGGGGAGACGGGTTCGCGGGGTCATTGGGGTAACGTCTGTCGACGTTGGAATTCAGGGGCGGGACCAGTTCGGCGCCGGTCGTTGAAACTAGAACCCCATTCGCGTCACACATTACGCTGCACGCCAATGCGCCGGGACCCGGAGGCGGATTCAAGGTGGCCGGTCCGGAAGGATAACCAGCGGCGTCAAGCGGAAGCCAGCCGGATTGACCGGGGGTGAGTTCTCCAGGGTCCATCGTGGTGTTGGGTTGGGGCATGAGTTCCTCCATATGTGGCGCGTTGAGCTTAGCACATGGTACGGCGCGCGTCAAGTAGGGAGGATATTCTGAGGCGTTCGACGCACATTGACTTATGATACCAGGATACGCAAAGTGTAATACGTCGCAATTCGAGACGGGTCCCGCCCCGCTACGATCAAAGATCGTAGCGGGGTTGGGGGAGTTGCAAAAGCTTCGGCCAACAACTTGGCCGCACTTTGCAGCACAAAGCGTGCCAATCGCCATGCGCAGGACGCATGGCAGCCATGCGCACGCGGCGCTTGCGCGCGGGCTCGCGGTGTGGTTTGGTGTGGGTGCGAGGCGGGGCGGCGGCCCCCTCCCCGCCCCCGAGGCCCCCGGCCCGAGGCCCCAGCCCGCCCAGAGAGCAGACCGATGGCACGCAAGAAGCCCGACACCACCCCCGCCCCCGAGGCGGAAGCCCCCCTCGCCCTCTCCCTTGGCGAGGCGATCGAAGCCCAGACCGTCGCGATCGATCCCGAAGTCGCAGCGGACAACGCGAAGGCCCGGAGCGTGGTGGCCGTCGCCTACAAGGACCGGTACGCGCACCGGGCGAAGGACGCAGGCCTCGCACGCAAGGCGGCGCAGCGCTCCTCGTGGGATTGGCTGGCGCAGACCCTCGCGGGCGAGTGCCTTGGCGAGAAGGACCGGATCGACATCGACCGGTTCCTCGCGATCCTCGAGGCGAATGGGGTCGACCACAGCCGGTGGCAGAACCGGAGCAAGGGCTGGGAGGGGCGGCTTCGGATGACCGGGCGCCTCGCCCTCCAGCGGGTCGTGGCCGAGGCCGGGACGCTCTCCCTCCCGGACGGCGAGACCCTCGAAGCCCCCGCCGAGTGGGTGGCGAAGCACCAGCACTGAGAAGGCCGGGGGTGGCGCGAGCCACCCCCACTCCACCACCACCAACCCCGAAAGGTTTCCCAATGTTCGTCGCCTACGCAATCCCGAAAGAAGACCACCACCTGCTGGTGGAAGATGGGCTCGGCCTCTTGGCCGTCGCCACCACCCGCGAAATAGCAGAAGCCAGCGTTCGCGAACTCTTCGAGAAGGAACAGAACGAAATGGTCGAGCTAGCGCGGAAGCACGGCTACACAGACGAAGGCGAGCGTCTCCAGTTCGACGATTGCTACGTTCTCCACTGCAACGAAGTCTGAGCGAAGACCTCTTGACACGACCCCCGCGCCGTGCTACAATCGCGGCGTGGGGTCCAACCCCCGAAACGGAGCAGAACATGAAGACCATCCACTTCTTCTCACAGAGCGACGAAACCGACGAGGAGGGCTTCTTCCTCCAAGGCGAAGACGCGAAGGCAGCAGAACTTCGTGCGTTGAAAGAAGCCGGGGCGCCCGACGTCGACACGCTTCGCATCCTCGAAATCGAAGCCCTCGACCGCGACACCGCCGAAGTCAAGGCCGAAGTGACCGAGGCCTTCGAAATCTGGGCGCGCAGCCAAGACATTGTGAACGAATAAGGAACAGAAGACAATGAAACAGAAGAACAGCAACGCCACGAAGCCGATCATCTTCCTCACCTTCCTACCCGACGAAACCGTCGAATGGCGATCCTTCGGGTGGGGCGACGACAAGGTTCTTATGGTGACCGCGCGAAACGCTATCGGGGCAGGCGAAACCAGGGAAGAAGTAGTGGAACTACTGAAGCAGCACTTCGACGTGGAAGAACTGCTCCCGCCGAAATAGCGAAGCCCCATGCGGCGATCTGTCGCATTGCGCGGCGGATCGCGGTGTGGTTTGATGGGAATGTCGGGCGATCCCGCCCACGAAACGGAGCACAGAAATGCAGAATCCACGGAAGATGTCCAAAGAAGAAATCGACGTCGAATGGGCGCGTCTGATGCGAGAGGTTTCGCAGCCCCCCAGCAAGGAAGACGCGAAGCGAATCCACGAACTGGAAATCGAAATCCGAAGACGGGGCATCTGAACACCACACTCGCCGAATAGAACCAGCCCCCGTGGCGTAAGCTGCGGGGGCTTCTCTGTATGTGCGAGCATGAAGCATCGCGAAAAGCTTCGGGCGCAGTCGGGCGAGCCACTTCGACGCACTCAGCGAATGCGAGCCGCAGGCGCCTTCTCGATACGCGCCTATCCCGCGTGCCTACCTTACCAAGCCTACAGGCGGCGCTCTCTACGCTACCCCCCCACACACACCCCCTGCTACAACTGTTTCATTGTACAAGCCTTTTCTACAGCCCCCACCCCACGTGTAGAGGAGGGGGAGAAAAAGTTTGGTAAGGTAGGTACGGAGGATACGTGGGTACTGCAAGCTGACGCCCTGCTTTTCACTGCGAATGGCGAACTATATCTTGACACGACCCCCCGCCCCGTGCTATAATTCGTCTAACATCAACAGGAGAACCACCCCATGCGTTCGTTTTTCGCCTTGGCTCGTCGTGAGGGCTTTCGCTGCGCCGTGTGCTGTTCCTCTTTCGCTGGCTGGCCTCGCCCGCTTTATTTCTTCGTGGCCTCGCCCCTTATTTCTTTCTGCCTCGGCGGGGTTGCTTGGAAATATTGGTTCGTGCGTCGGGACGCCGACCTTCCCCCGTCCGGCCCAGAAGTGGAGGCCGACGAATGAATAAAGCCACCCGCCGCCTTATAAAAGGCTGCCTCGAAGTGCGCACCATTCGCCATTCTCGTTGCGGTATTGGTGAGTACTTCATCCCCATCGATTCTATTGGTTACGTGATTGGAACCCGCGACGACGATTGGCTTGTCCACTGGCCATTCGCTGAGCTACGTTATAAGGGTGACAATCGCACTAGTTCCCACCCCAAGGCCGACTTAGCAGCCACCGGCCGTCGCAGCTTAATGTAGTTCCGCCCACCCCAGCGCAAGCCGGGGTGGGCGGTTCTTTATTTCAGTGACTTAGAACTGGCTGTCGACCACCTCTTCCTTCACCGCCGCCACGACCGCAGCCGCCTTGGGCGCGGCCTTCTTCGTCTTGAACCGCTCGCGCCATTCCTCCGGTGCCTCCACCACCACACCTTCCGGCAGCAGCAGCGAACCTCGATCCGCCACCACCTTCTGCAGCACAACCCGCCCCGTCATGCGGAACCTACCCTCCCACCCCCTATTTCGGTTGGTCCACTTCGAGTAGTCCACGCCATTCACCTCCAGCACGGCGATGAACTTACCGATGTCGATGCTCTCCTTCTCGCCGAGGCAAGCCTTGGCCAGCTGCTGCGCGAGCCAGTCCCAATTCGATCGCCTCGCCGCCTTCCCGGCTATCCCATTCGCCTTGGCGTTCGCGATGTA